GTATCGAACAGGGACCTTTTGATATATGTCTAATCCGTTTTCATCTTTGCCCATCTTCACGCTGAAGCCTGCAAAGAATCGCATGAACTGTTGTAGGTAGCGGCGTATCTGTCTATCGTAAAAATATTGCATTAGAAGTCTGTCCTTGGTTTAACTACACCGCTGATTGGTTGTCTTGTTGGATAGGCCTGGCCGTCAATGTTGACGCCCTGGGTATCATTGTTGATAAAGCCACCTGCATTTACTGAGCGTGCCACTACATCTGTTCTTGTTGGGAATACATTATCATACAATCTTGCCCAACGTCCGCCGCGGTACACAAACAAGCGGTTTGGCAAGAAGTCAGTTCGTATAAACATTTCACCCTGTTGCGGATTGTTTGGAAATATAACACCGCTGGCAATTGGTGCGCCGTAGTACTGTTCAAAGTCGTTGGCATCAGCTGGGCCATTTGGATCAGGCGGATTTTCATAGTTGAACAGTGACCCGACATCTGGATACATGTCGGGTACTTCTTGTGTTGCGGCCTCAACGATTGCATCAGAAATTTCTTTTTCTTTGACATAGGTGCTGATTTGATTTTTCAAGCTGTCAGGGTCAGCTGCCTGTCCAAGTATGTCTTTGTATTCTTGTGCGTCGGTCAACGGAGCCGCTTTCACACGCCACAAGTGTGGCCACCAAGTTTGTGAGTAGCCTTCTGCTGCCTTGCTGGCATCTTGTACCACATACCACTTGTTGATAGCAGGAGCATTGGGATCAAGCAAGGTGTCGTCGCGCTGATGAGGAACTTCAAACACGTCACCTGCCATGATTTTGCGACCCAGTCGTTCGATCATGTCATTTAGATGGAACGTGATAAACAGCACATCGGTATTGATGAACAGACCAAATTGTGTTAGATCAAAATCGTTGTCGCCTACATTGTATACACCGCGAAGATCGTAGATGTCTTTGTCGTACTTGCGATCTCGGTTTTCCAGGAACAGCAGATCCTGTATTTTTGTTTCATTGAACACATCATCGGCTTGATAGTTGGGCTGGGTCGGATCACCTGTTTCTCCCTGCGGATCAGGACCAATGTATTTGTGTATCAAGATGGATGTTCCGCCAACCATGAACTGCTCTTTGATCGTGCGATCAATGAACTTGTAATCGTTGGTCTTATCTTTGCGCCAAAGGCTTAAACGTGGCATTATGGGTTCCTCACAGTATATTTATGGTACCAGCCACACAGCTGAGACCTGTTGCAAAAATACAACACAAAAATACAGGAAAACGGTTGACGCCCATGCTCGTTTCATGCATAATACAAACACTAGGCAAACAAAGGAGTCACACATGTCACAAGCTATTGCAAAGCTACAGCAAGTTAAAACTTGGAGCGGCAAAAAAACAGATCGTTTTGAGCTCAAAATTGGACTTGTAACAGACAACACGTCAAATAAAATTGTGCAAGTGTTAACCACTCGCTCAGTGTTAGATGATGTAGAGGTAAAATTAGCTATAAAGCAAGCTCTTCAAGACTTGCGCATGCAGAATATAGTGCTAGTAGACAGCCCTGCTACTAAAGCATTTGCTAAAGCACAAAAAATCCAATAAAAACAACAACTTAGCGGGTGTTGTATTTTTGCAACACCCGCAAAAGATCCCAAAAAAGTGGAAAAAAGTGGTTGACAGAGAGCCCGTTTTGTAGCATAATATGGGTATGATGAACGATAAGGAGCCAACGATGAGCCAGTACACATTTGATGCAGACATTGTGTCTGATTTGCACAAGGATGCATATGGCTTTCGCCCCCGCGAGGGTTTTTGGAATCACTGGAACTTGTCTACTATGGACGAGAAGCAGGCTATCTGGGATGGCTTACTCCGTGCCCTCAAGGCTTCCATTAAGGAAGAAGAAGCCCGTGAGGCTGTCGCGGTTGCGCAGTTTGAGTCGCAGGTTGCTAAAAACATCGAGCTGGGTGCGCCCAGCCGCGAAGTGGCTGTGCGTTGGATCGTTGACAGCCTGGACCTTACCGAACATGACCTTATGTACGGTGGTTCCTACATTTGCTTTGAGCTGGGCCTTCCCTACCGCATGCAAGCTGAATTTGATGCCATCCTTAAGGAGATTGCATAATGAAGACACCACAAGTTCCAGCCCTGGCTGGCATGACCCCAATGGGTTTCAAAGACACTCGTCCATTTGATCGTGAACGTCACGGCGGCCTCTACGATCGCGGATCAGCAGACAGCTACTATCGTCGCGGCCCAGCCCCACACTGGTACCCAAACGGTACCGGACATGGTGAGCGCATTGTGAACCTTACACCGGAAGAGGTTGCTGAATATATGGCTGGTTATGAAAATAACGAGCGCAACGGGGATTTCAAAGACTGGGGTTGACCTAAAGTTGGGCCTCTTGTATAATTACACATTGAACACATAAGGAGCCAACATGGCAAGACTGCAAGCAAAACGATTCGCTACACCTACGCCCAAAGCGGTGTTTGTAGATACGTCTACTCCGTTGCCTTTGCGGCCACTTACGCAAGTGTTCAAGATCAAGCCGGTCAAGGTTACCATTGGTGAAGTGAAGTATGTGGGCGAGGAACCAATGCCTCCGCAAGACAGACTACTCAACAACGGAGAAATGGCACGTATCTACAACTGGTATTCATATAACTGTGAAGGTTCAGATGCACGTGCCTGGATGGAGCAGTTGATTGGCGTCATGCCCAAACGTGCTCATCTGATTGAGCGTTATAAGAAAATGCAAGACTGGCGCCTTAGCCGTACAGCTGGTTGGATTTCACGGGTCATCATGCGCGGCGGCCATGTGCCCTTCAGTACTTTGCGCTATCTTGTCAAGGCCATCCGCATGGCTGAAATAGAATACAAAAAGTTCCTGGCTGACGAAGCCAGCAAAGAGGAAAAAACAGAAAAGCCCAAGGGCTACCAGCCCACTATACAAGAGCGCATGCGAGAGAAGCTGGGCGAGTGCCTGGGTGAAGCCGAAGGCCTAGTGGATGAGTTTGTGGGCAATGGGTACACAGGCAAGGTAAATGTGTTTGGCTTGTTCAAACAGTTTAACCTGCATCAGAACCAAATTGGCGATGTGCTAAAGTGGGCCAATCCCAAGCTAGAGGAATACCTTGAGCTACAAGAAGCACTCTCTAAAAAAGTAACAGCCAGAACAGACAATGAAGAACAGCTGGTGGAAGGATATAGTCACCTCACCAAGAAGCAGATTAAGAGTGCAATTGAGATGTGGACCACTGTGGTTGACGCCGCTAACAGCTATGGCACAGTCAAGAAAGCTGAACGGGCACCACGCAAGCGCAAGCCAGTACCACTTGAGAAGCAGGTAAAAGGTATCAAGTTCCTCAAGAAAGATGATGCAACAGGACTGGTTAGCATTGACCCAACCAAGCTGATTGGTTCAAGCGAAATCTGGGTGTACAATGTCAAGACACGCAAGATTGGTATCTATGTAGCAGATGATTACAGCAAGGTGCTGTCTGTAAAAGGAGCCAGCCTGCTGGGGTTCAGTGCAAAAGACAGTCGTCAAAAGACCCTGCGCAAGCCAGAGCTACAGCTAAAAGAGTTCCTTACGCTGGGCAAGCCAGCGGCACGTAAGTGGCTGGAAAAGGTCAAGAGCACAGATATTGCTCTAAACGGACGCACCAACGAGCATACCATACTGCTAAGAGCATACAAGTAAAGTTTGCTATCATACAAAGCCTCCGGTAGGTAAATATACTATCGGAGGCTTTCCTATGGCATTGACTACAAGAAACGACATCATACGCGAGATTGAGCTTCGCTTGGGCGGAGGCATGGTTGATGTTGAATTAGATCGCGACCATTATGATGTTGCAATACAGCGAGCTCTAAACAAGTACAGACAGCGCAGTTCCAATTCAGTTGAAGAGGGCTACCTTGTGCTGAATCTTGCACCAGAGCAGGACACTTACATCTTACCTCAAGAAGTCATCCAAGTACGCTATCTTTTCCGCAGTGGTGCAGGTGGTGTATCGTCGGGTGTTTCGTTTGAACCCTTTGGTGCCGCGTACATCAATGCCTACCTACTGCAAAGCACAGGCTCTGGCACTCTGGTCAACTATGAAATCTATTCACAATATCGCGAACTGCTTGGTAGAATGTTCGGTCAAGAGATCCTGTTTGATTGGGTTGAACAAACCAAAACGCTTAGACTACATCGCAATATCAAGGTTGAAAATGACTCGATCATTGTTCAGGCCTATATGTATAGACCCGAATCTTCTTTGATAAATGATGTCTATGCTGGTACCTGGATAAAAGATTATGCTGCCGCTCACTGTAAAATGATGTTGGGTGAGGCTCGTAGTAAATTTGCACAAATTGCAGGCCCACAAGGTGGTAGCGCATTAAACGGAGAAAATCTCAAAGTTGAAGCCCAAGCCGAGTTAGAAAAATTAGAATTATCTATGGCACTCTATGAAGAAGGCGGAAAGCCACTTGGTATTGTTATAGGTTGACCTTGATTTTTGATTCTGCTATATTAGCAGTATGACAAAACTCATCGGCATCTGCGGTTTTATAGGTTCAGGCAAAGACACAGCCGCAGATTATCTAGTTAACATCCACGGGTTTCGAAGAGACTCATTTGCCGCTACTCTCAAAGATGCTGTTGCCGCAGTGTTTGGGTGGGATCGAGAAATGCTCGAAGGCCGCACCAAACACGCACGTGAATGGCGAGAACAAGTGGACCCATGGTGGGCAGATCGTCTTGCAATGCCCGACTTGACTCCCCGACTGGTGCTACAGCTATGGGGCACAGAAGTGTGCCGCAAAGGCTTTCACAATGACATTTGGATTGCCAGCGTGGAAAACAAACTGCGCACCAGCCAAGACAACATCGTCATCTCAGATTGTCGTTTTCCAAACGAAATAAAATCTATCAAATCAGCCGGTGGCAAGGTTATCTGGGTACAACGTGGAATCTTACCACATTGGCATGATGTTGCTGTGCAGGCCAATAGAGGTAGTGACTCTGCACAACGATTCCTGGCACAAGAAGGCATACATGCCAGTGAAACAGCCTGGGTTGGTACCAATTTTGACTATATAATAGACAACAACCAATCGTTTGATGAGCTGTACAAACAGCTCAATGCTGTGTTATGATGCGCATGCTGGATAACGAAATCTAAGGTTCCTGGTAAATACCGTCCATTTTCCTGAGCTTTGGCTAAATAGATACAGCTGAAAAGCCAATACTCAGGAGACTTGAACATGGCAACTTTAACTTCACCAGGCGTAGCGATTAGCGTCATCGACGAAAGCGTCTACGTTTCAGCCGGCAACGGCACAGTACCACTGATAGCGATTGCTACAGAGGCTAACAAATTTAGCGTGGACGGATCCACGATTGCTACAGGAACAACCCAATCAAACGTCTTAGAATTGTTAACCAGCCAGCGTGATCTTTTGATCCGTTACGGCAAGCCACAGTTCAAGATTGTTGACGGCACACCAGTACATGGTTACGAAACAAACGAATATGGTCTTTATGC